CTATAGCTTCATTTGCAAGTGATTGCAACCTTCCATTGAGCCGGGTAAGAGCCTTGCTCTCATTGTAAAGAGCTTCCCGATCCGCTTGGTCCTTTGGGTCGGTCATAAGCAATTCATTAATTATGTCCAGATGACAGTTGGCCAGGGCCTCATTCATCATAGGATTGGCAAGCAAGTCCCGAAGGATTTTACAGCGTTTAAACCTAAGTTCATCCATCACTCACGTTCCTCTGGTGGGGCTTTTTCAAATTGTGAGGCTTCGTTAGCATACTTTTCTATATCTTCCCATGGAATATTATCCATATATGACATATCATTCATTTCAGCTTTTATCTCTTCCATAAGAGGATGTTTAAGAAATTTGCTAACATGAATCCGACGCTTATATTGGTCCCAAGTTATCATTCGGCACCTACTTGATTAGAGGCATTTTCTTTAGCTACTTGCAATTTGGTTTCATTGTCAAGGGCCACTTTCTTGGCATCTACAGCATACTGCTGATTAGCCGCATCGCGCTTCTGGTCGTCACTCCAAGCGGCAATGGCTAGTTTAGCAGTTATCTCTGCCCTAAGTGAAGTCATTTCCATTTCATGCTTCTGAGAAAGGGTAGCTATAGTTTGCTGTTGTTCTTTCTGCATCTGTGTAAAGTGCTGAGCCATCTCAGCTTGCATTTTTTGGAGATCAGCATTGGTCTGAGCTTCTATCTTGGCTTGGTTTATCTGCGTATCAGCTTGAGCCTTGACTTTAGCCGCACCCACCAAATCGGGAGGCGGGGGTGTCTGGTTCTGCTGAGCCGCAGCTTGCTTCTGTTGATCATCAAGCTGCTTAACCACTCCTGGATCCACAAATGGGAAATAATCCGTCACATTCTTAATGCCACTCAAGCGCAGGATTTGCTTGTAGGTATTGCGAAGGCTTTCCCATGGGCATAGTGGATTAGCTGGGCCAAGAAGCTTGATTATCTCCTGTTGAGCCATTGCCACTGCCTGAAGGGTCATCTGCTTCTCTTCAATGCGACCATTGCCTAGACCGACATTTATATTGATGCTTACCTGGTCATGCCACATAGAAGGGGTTATTTCTTTATATCCTGCTGGTGTTTTGATGGACTGTTTTCCCTTCAATCCATACATAGCAGTACGAAGAATAACTAAAAGTAGATCCTTGAGCCCAGTTTCACCTATATTCCGCGCCATCATCTCTATACGCGCGTCACCACCCATGACAGCCGCATTTGCAGCTATTCTTGATGTTGCTTGAAGAGCGTTTGGATCAACTCCCTGAGAGAGTTTTGTAACTCCCGATCGACTTTCGGAGTTTTGGTGTAGGTACTCCAAAACGGGAAGGGTTTGACCAGCGACAAACGGTGTAACGAGCTCCTCGATCTGACCCATCGCCTTCGCGCGAATGAAGGCGCCAATTTCGGTGTTTTTTGCATCTTCAAGATTCACCATATTTTCATTAAGGACAGTACGTGGCTGATTTACCAAGGCCACATTGTCAAGAATAGATCTAGTAACGCTGGTCAGAGCATCCTGATCTTGGATTACATCTTCTGCAAGAGATATAGGGAAGAACACATTAGGTTGAAGATCTATAACAAATACAGCTAAAGGAATAAATTGAACAACTTCATCAATAAGAATTTCATAGTTAACACCACCACAAATAACATGTCTAAGCTCTGTAATTCCATCCCCGTCAGCATCACACCTCAACCATCCCTCAGTAATAGTAACATATTTATTGGTGGGATCTTCTGCAGAATCTGTATAGGTAGTAGGGTCATATCTAAGTCTGTTAGCTCTTTCATTCTGAAGAGTTGAACTCTCATCTCTAGTCATGGTAATCAAATCGTCATAATTCAGCTCAAATAACTCCATAGCCTCATAGATGGGCATATCCTGTCTTATACCAACAAGACGAGCATCTTCAAGACATGTTGCTTCGGCATCTACAATAAATGCCTCAGGAGGAACAGTAGTAAGATACCACTTATTTCTATAAGAAGTACGAGTTATAACAGCTTGTTGCCCTATGGGTTGGCCATTTTCGTCTTGCTGGGGCGGGGACATCTCGGTTATGATAGAATCACCAGATTGTACATCCCACATCAACTCCTGCATCTCATCAGGATCAAGCATCCTTGTCATAGAATGAGACCCAATAGCAGTTCTCTTCATCTGCACACGGGTAACACCAATTCTAGACTTAAGAGCATTGGTAGTAGCAGAAATGAGAGCTTTATAACCACCATATCTGTTGAAAATACCATTAACGAATAGCGTTTGCTCCTTACAAATCTGCTCATCTTCCTCATCATCAGACGAGAATTCCCCGATTATATCCGTCTGAGTAAAGATCCGTCCGATATTTGGGAGAATAGCATGAATTGTATCTCTAACTGTAGTAACAATTATCTGAGATCGTCCTTCTTCAGCTAATTGATTGGTTCTCCCTTGATAATAGGCTTCAGTAAGCTGTCGTATATTGGAGATATTGCTATCAATCCAATCAACAGCCTTCTCACACTCAAGTCTCACAGTATTCTGAAACTGCTCTGAATCAAGCGGCTTAAGGAGCTTATTCTTTACTGGTGCGTCCATCAATCCCACTTAGGCGGGGTGTACTTCCCCACATTCTGTGCTTCTCGACCACGACCACCGACGCTTCGCGCTCCGCCCGTGCCAGGAGGAAGCGGGGGTGCCTTGGGCTGGGCTGTCTGGAACTTCCTGTTATTACCGTTTTGGTACCCGGCCTTAACAGGATTGCCCCGCTCGTCCACAGCAGCCACTTTGCCGCTCGCTGCTTGCTTATTGGGGCTGAGCCCCGGACCTGCATTGCTCATTTGAACCTCATGCTACTAGATGAAGATGACGTTTGATGGATTTCTTCCAATTGGAAGCTCGTACGGGGTCATATCCGCTCATAGCTGCATAGCGGAAAGCGTCGGCAAAATGGCTGGCGTGGTCATGAAGCGGTCGGTTGGCGAAAACCCTATTCTTCTCAGAGTATTCCGACCTGTACATACGGAGGGCCTCAATACCAGACTCACACCGCTCAATATCGAAGTAGCACTGTGGGAGGATATCCCTGACGGCAGCGATACCATCATCTATATTGTGCTTAGGTACAATCAGGCAATTCAACCCACGACCACGGAGGTACTCAAGTCTACTCTTTCCCGTCTGGAGCTCCCGCGCCTCTGCATCATGTGGCAGATAGTGCTCTGTAACACCATAGTGGTGCCCTTTGACCCAATCTACATAATGGTCAAGAGCATAGCCAACGTTTTCGTAGCAATCAATGAAATGCCACTCCAGGCCGATACGTTGGAAGAGCCATATTGCGGTGGCGTCACCAATACCAAGGTCCCAGGAGGCCACGACGGCCGAGGCACGGTCATAAGTGACATTGGTGATCCGGTGTTCCTGATCTGCTGCAGCGAGGTCTTTGCCCCAATAACTGCCTTCCTGCATGATCTCATAACCACCACCCCACACATGGTGCGCCATCTCCGGATTAACCCGATAGTCCTCCATCATATCCTTATAGAGAACTTCGGGGAAGTACGGATTATCCTCCCAGTTAGCCGTCACGCACAACTTATCTTCGCTCTGCTCACGAAAGAATTGGTCAATGGCGTCCGTCTTGTGCCTTGGGTTATAACTGGCCCAGATTTCGGAGTTCTCCTTCCGGATAGTCGGCCGTAGCATCCTCAGGGAGCTATGGCTTAAATTCTGCGCCTCTTCCACCCACGCAATGTCGTAACCTTCCAGCGACTTGATATTACCTGCGTTGTAGGATTGGAGCCCCTTAAAGATGATGATGCTTCCATTATTCCCTCTAATCTCATCATCCATAACCAGGAAGGCGGGGGACAGCCCCATATCGTCTATTTTGTCGATAAGGAGCTGCCGGACGGATTCACGGATGGAGGACTGCACCTCACGCGTGCACACGATACGGGTAGGATTGGTGTATGCCCGCAGGATAGACTGCTCCGCGAAGAAATGGCTTTTGCCTGATCCTCTTCCACCCTTTGCACCCTTGTACCGTTTAGGAGAGAGCAGGGGCGCAAAGATGGCAGGAACCGGTCTGCGCAGAGTGCTGTTGGTTTGTCTATAATCGTCCATGCTGCTCAGTTCAGCTGATCCTTTGGCGGTGTCTCAGAAAAGGAGAGGCGGGGGGATGGGTAGATGACCTCTTGTTCAATTCTCGTGGGGAGCGGGTTATCATGCGGGGTAATGCGGGGGTCATCCCACGCTTCGGGAGCGGCTCTTCTCAGCGCCGTCAGCGCTACCTTGGCCGTCACGGGGTCCGTGGTCTTGAGATCTGTTTCGAGGGTGTATACTCGTCTTGCGCTTGCGGTGTCGATTTGGATGGCGAAGTTGGAGTCGAGGGCGATCCAATTAAGGAGATTGGAGTAGGGTATTCCTATGAAGCCCGCCGCGGCACGGAGGGAATGACCGGCGGCGATGCATTCGGCGACAAGTTGCATAGCTTTGGGATGAGGGTCCGCATAGTGGCCCTGACTATATGTATATAAGATGCGGGGGAAGCCGCCTGGGCCGCCTGTGGTTGAATTATCACTCATTTTTCACCAGGGGGTTATAACGCTCCCTGGTAAACCAGGGTACGCTATAATTACGGCTAAATTAAGGCGGTGTATAGGCTGTACTTACGTAAGGATAGGTCGATTTTGCGTCCTTGGTACAAGGTCGATTTTGCGAGTTATAAGGGGAGGAGGTAGGCGATAGGCTTTTATACCTAGGAGGGGTATTTAAACTTATGTAAAAAAGGTATACATACCTACTTGTACGCCCTATAGGCTTTTCAACCTAAAATATATACCTAAACGCACGCAAATATAGGCCTCTAAACCTAAGGTATACATACACGGTTCGTTAGGTATCTATACCTAATGATTAGTTACCTATGAAATAGTTTAAACACGCCTTATTTTAGCCTTAATGTTGGCCTAAGGTTTTCTTGTTAGCGGTAATAACGCCCTAACTTGAAACTTGAACTGAAAGTAAAAATAAAATGGGTAAAGCTAGAAATAACGTAACGTTAGCGCCGGTACCCCCGGTTGAAAACGTAGTTAACTTGGTTACGCCGGTTGAAACCCCGGTACTTGAAACCCCGGTACTTGAAACCCCGGTACTTGAAACCCCGGTACTTGAAACCGCGCCTTACCCGGCGTTACTTCCTGCGGTTGAAACCGCCCCTAAGGTGAAGTTACTACCCGTGCCGGCGTATAATGATAACACGGTTATTACGGGTATTTTGAACCCTATACCTAAGTTGCCCGGTAGCGGCGCCTGGGACCGGTACGCTTGTTATTTTGACGGTATTACCGCCGGTGAATATATAAAGCGTTGCCCGCAAAAAAAGGGTAGGGCGTGTATAAAATGGGATTTTGAGCGCGGCTTGATTAGCTTCAAGTAACCTGAACCTAGGCCCCGGGGTAACCCGGGGCCTAACCTGAAACTGAAAGGGAGTTTGCCCCCAGAGAAATCTGGGGGTTTTTTATTTGCCTTGCGTTAGGTATTTATACCTAAGGTTTAAGAGCCTGTTAATAAGTATTTATACCTAAGGTTTAGATACCTAGCTAGGAGCGCACGCTCATGCGCGTCATGCAAGACATGTGTTGTCGGGTTTCATATCGGGATGTATCAGAGTTTTTTTGAATCGTTATTGAAATATTTGATTTTCTAAGTCAATCTATCATGGCTAATAAGCTTGATAATCGTGGCTAAACTGTACTTACGCTGTACTTACGCTGTACTTAACAGCCTTATACCCCTAGGTAAACATTACGTAGGGAGTACCTACTACCTACCGCCCACCTACCGCGTTCCCCTATATAAGCCTTTTTCTACCCCCCCACACACCTATTTTATAACTATTTTCTTACTATAGCTAGTAGGTAGAAGGTAGTACTATCTAACCCCTTGAAATAATTTAATAATCAGCGGCTACCACATTACCTACTACCTACCACATACAGGGGCTACCTACTAGAATTGACTGATATAGACATAAAAAAGGCGGAGATCTCCCCCGCCTCTCTCTTTTATGGCTTCACAAAGAACAGCGAATATGCCCCACTCATAGGCGAACCACCAACACCAACACATACGCCATTTTCATAAAGAGTTAATGTGGTGTATTCACGCCCCGTATTGCTCTCAACCGTATCAGATTCATATTCCTTCACCACTGGCCCCAGCTTGGCATAGACCGAATCCCAGTCTGGCTCTTCGGCATCGTCTTCGGTGTAGTCAACCGGACCATCAAACACGTGAATCAATAGTGCCAATGCCCGACCTGTTATTTGAGCATATTCACCTGCCTCAATAGCGGCAAGAGCATCTGGAGCACCGCGAGAAGGAACAACCACTTTCAGCACTTCCCAGACATTATTATATCTAACCATTTACCTATCTCCTTGTTAGGCGTTTACTTAAATTACCCTAGGCGCGCAT